TGATTTGACCGGCCTTGGTAACGAAGGTGCCGGTGACCGGGGGCGGCGTTGTGCAGGCGGTAAGCAGGGATAGTGCGGCGAGCAGGATCAGAGTTTTCATGATTCCCCGTCCGGGGTGTCAACCGGGTCAGGGTTGGATGCCTCCCGTCCAACAATCTTGAGCATGGTGGCAGCGGCGACTTGCATGGACTCGCAGTCGAACAGGTGATTCGGCCGCGAACCGATCTGCTCCCACAACCATTTGCCGCCCTTTTTGATCCGGTGCTCGCTTTCCATCTGGGCGAGATAATCCTCGTCGATGTCGTCGGGCACTTCCCACACCGGGCCGTTCTCCGGGTCCTGGTTGCGGCGCAAGCGGGCCAGCGTGTCCTTGATGTTGAGGTTGGACCAATAGAACACCGAGCAACTCTGCCCCCTGCCCAACACCACCTTGCGGCGCGGCGAATAGAACCGCTCGATGGACTTGCGACCCTTCACCTTGTGCGTGAACGTCGCCCGCTTGTCACCCATGAGGGCGGTCCAGCCGTGCGCGGCGCATTCGCGATAGACATCGTAGGTGGCGTGGCCCGCGTCGATGAAAACCAGGTTGGGATGAATGCCGAACCGCTCCTGGATCGTCTGGACGTCAGTGAATGTCAGAATCCGCTCGTTCCAGATCAGGCGACTGGATCCGTCAATGGCCCATGCGCGGACGACGAGGAATAGGTGATCTATCTGGCAATCGACCGTGAGAATGCGCAGCGGGCACACGGACGGCTCGCCGGGAGGAATGATGCGCCCCGCGGCATCGACGCCTGCCTCGCCATCCCATTTTTCCCCTTTGAGATAGCCACCTGGCACGATCTCCAACTTGTAGTCCTCAAGATACTCGCGCCATGCCAACGCCAGTCGTTTTTGATAGAACTGCTGGATGAGAGACACGTCACCACGGCGGGCGGCTGCCTTGGCGCGTAGATACAACTCTGCCAAACGTCCCCAGCTCATGGCGCAGAGGGCATTCCAGTGGAATCCGGTATTCTCCTTCGGCGCGTTCTTGTTGGTGACGACGTAGCATCCGGTGGCGTTGAGTTCGCGGCGTGTCCGGTCGGTGTCCTCAAAATAGTGGTTGCAGGACGCGCAACGCATGATGGTGGTGTCGCGCACCCGTTGGAAATCCCACTCGCCATCCTCGTTGCGGGCGTCCTTGCTCCACTCAATTTGCTCCCATTTGAACGGCTGGCGCTGGTGGCAGTGCGGGCAGGCGAATGTCCACATCCGCATGTCTGTCGTCTCGTGCTTGCGGTGGGTGTCGTCGTCATCCTCTCCGCCCTGGCTCATGAACAGACACTTGCCCAACCACCCGAACGCCGTGACCCGGGCCTCGGCTTCCGCCATGTGACCTGTCGGCCATCTCCAGGTTTCATCGCCAATGAGCCAGCGGATGGATCGCCGCTGGAGGTTGGTCTTGTTGTGAGCCCCCAGCACCCAAAGCGTCATGCCATTGGCAAAATGCACGGTGGCCAGACGTCGCTTGTGGCGGTTGGCATGATAGAGGGATTTCACCGGCGGGCATTCGTCGAAGAGCTTTTGCAGACGGCTTTCGCTCTGGTCCTTCGCGTCGTCGTCGGTCTGGTCGAGCCATAATGTGGGGCCGGGATGATTGGCAATGATGTTGCATAGCCCGAGTTCTCCGACGCTCGTTTTCCCGCTCTGGATGGCTGCGATAATGCTGACCAGGCGGATCCGCGGATCAACCAGCGCTTCCATCGGTTCGCGCATCCACGGTGAGTTGGTGGAACGAAAGCGACCGGGGATTGGCGAGTAGGGGATGGACGCGATGTGATCCTCACACCAGGCCCAGGGCGGTCGGCGGTCAGGAGGGCGCCATGCTTCGCGCCAGATCGCAAACAATTTCGGATTGCAGATTGCAGATTTCGGATTGCTATTCGTTGCGCTTGGCACGGGCGGTTCGGATGGATGAAACGACCATGGCTAGGATTTCGTTTCCTTCGCCCATCAGGTCTGCAAGACGTTCACCGTCAACCAAGCCGGATTCTATGAGCAATTCCATCCAGTAGAGGGACTCATCGCTTTCTTCCTCCACCGTACCCATTTTTGATACGAAATCAGCCCGCGATTTGGCCCTTGCCGCAGCCCGGTAGTTTGCTCCCACTGAAGTGCCACTGCGCAATAGCTGATTGCCAATCACCCTTCCTGTTTGCGTGTTCGGCAGTGATTCCACCAAATGGATTACCCTCAACGCGTAGGTTTGGGTCCGTTTCTTGAATATTTCCGCATTCATGGTTCCCGCCAGTCTCACAGATCAATCCGCAAATCACAATCTCCAATCCGCAATCTCCAATCCGCAATCCGCAATTCAGCAATCGCCCTGATGAAGGATCGACAGGACTTCGTCAATCGCGCGGCGGGCTTCCTCCTGGATGCCGGTGGCGTCGAGACCCGACAGGATCGGCGGCAATTCCTGCTCGAATTTCTTGCGGAGCATCGCCGTTGCCTGCGCCACGAACTCAGTCCACATCTGCCGGACATCCTCGACGGCCACATACTCGCCACGCCGGATACCCAACCGCAGTTCGCGTTCCTCCACCTCTGCCAGCAGCTTGCGGGCCTTGAGCGATGTTTCGATGTCGCCGGCCTGTGGCGTGAACTCGCCACCCTTGAGGTCGTTGCGGCGCATGAACTCCTGCCATGCGGCGACGTCGTGCAGGCCGTTGGCTGCGGGCTTCGGCGCGTCCTTGCGTTTTTTCCATGTGTTGATCGACTGGCGGGTGATACCGAGAACGGCCGCCAGCTCGACGTAACTGGCTGCGGTTGCCGGCGCGGGTCCGGTGCCGGTGGCCATGGATTGCAGCATCGCCCGTTCGGTGCGCGTCAGTTTGCCGCCCTTTTGCACGCGGCCCACCAAGTTCGCGAAGTCGCGGGTGAGCAATTTCTTGGCAATGTCAGGTGATACAGGTTCCATCCGCAGGTTGCGGACGCGTCAACCGGCACCCGCTAACAATTTCGGCAGGAGCCGGCTCGGGTCGTCATAATCGAGCGCCTTGTACGGGTTTCGGTTCAGATTCGTTACGACACGTGATAGATCAAACGGCGTTCCGGCGGTTTTCGCGATCTCGTAGGAAAATCGCAGCGCTTTCATCGCGTCGTTCATCGAGCCGATCAATGAACGATTCGTGCGGGGAAGCACAATGACAGTCTGGTTGTCCGCGTCAAACGACGCTCCATGCTTTGCCCAGAGATCCGAGATTTGTGAGAACAAGATCTTGAGAAGAGCGGGAAATGAGGTCAGGCCCTTGGCCGGAATGATGATGGAATAGAGGGACGCGTCGTTCATGAGCAGAACAAACGAGGTACGCCCGATCCTTACAACATGCCCGCTCCAGGCATCCAGACGGCCCGCTTGCAGAACGGTGTGGCCCTCGCCGCTGACCTCACATTTGAAGCGCTTCGAGAAATCCTTGGATGCGTGGATGATCATGAGTCTGTCCACAGATTACGAACGCGGCCGGCGGGCATGTCAAGGTTGACGGCGCGGCAGGATGCATGAGCATTTCCGTGCATTGCGCCCACACCCGCCTGATTGATCCCAACACGCTGAAACCCAACCCGGTCAATCCGAACCGCCACAGCGCCCACCAGATCCAGCTTCTTGCCTCGATCATCCAGGAACAAGGCTGGCGCAACCCGGTCACCGTCTCGAAACGCTCGGGCCTGATCGTCCGCGGTCACGGCCGTCTGGAGGCGGCATTGCTGATCGGTTGCGAAACGATCCCCGTGGACGAACAGGACTACGCCAGCGATGCCGAGGAACTCGCTGATTTGTTAGCCGACAACCGCCTGTCGGAACTCGCCGAACTCGACGAGGATGATCTGCGGAAAGTGTTGCGTTCGATCCAGGACGCGGACCCCGACTTCGACATCGAGCTGACCGGCTTCATGGAGGACGAAATCCGCAAGTTGATGGATGACGCGGACAATCCCGAGGATGAACTCGAAACCATTCCCCGAATGGAATGCCAGGCATTCGAGACCCATGATTACCTCGTCTTCATGTTCCACGACCTGCGCGATTGGATGCAGGTGCTTCAACTCATGGGCGTGCGCGAGGTTGACTACTCGATCACACGCAGAACCAAAAAAATCGGCCTCGGCCGTGTGCTCCATGGAAAACGACTCATCGAACTCTGCCGCCGCGCCACCCTGGCCGGAACTCCGCCCGCTCTCCCTCCGCCTGGTGATTCTGTCCCGCAGCCGGAGCCGCTCGATCACCAGCCACAAGCTGTTTCCGACGGCAACCCTGCTCGTGCCCGCAAGCGAGGCTGAGCATTACGCCCACACGGGTTTGGAAATCGAAACCATCCCTGACGAGATCGCCGGCATAAGCGCCGTGCGGAACTGGGTGTTGCGGCATTTCAAGGAGGATGCCGTTGTCATGCTCGACGATGACATATCAGCGTGCGTGTGCATGGTGAGCCTGCGTTGCCGGAAACTCTCCATCCCCGAAACCATCGCCATGCTGGAAAACTCGGCGTGGTGTGCCCGTGGGGCCGAGGCACGGTTGTTCGGCTGGCACCAGCGCAGCGACCCCCGCCTCTTGCAACGCAACGATCCATTCGGAGTGAACCACTGGGTCGGCGGCGCGGTCGGCGTGGTGCGCGACGAAAACGGCGGCGTGCCGAAGTGGGACGAACTGCTCAAGTGCAAGTGTGACATCGACGCCA